GAAAGAGCCGAGAGGGTTGTGTTGGACCCCCACGCGCTCTCACCCCACGCGCCGCGGCCCCAGCCAGCAAAGCTGACGAGCGCATCAAAACGCAACCTATTGACCTGCGCGTCGCCCTCGACACCCGTCACCTCGACCAAAGAGATGCCTGTGGCATCTACTGATCCGACAGCCCCAGCGCCGCTTAACCCAACGACGCTGATCGAAGCGTCGCCGGAAGTCTCCACGGAACCAACGTTCGCCTCCAACGCATTCGGAAGGTCTGAGGCAGCGTCTTGGCCGTAGGCGGTTTCGCCCCAGCTATCGCTACCCCAGCAACCGGTAAGGAGGACAACAACGGCAGTCACCGCGCATCACCTTACGCGATACGGATGATGGCAGAGGAAGCATCCGCAGTGGGGAAAACGATCTGGAAATCGCCCGCCGTAGACGCTTTGTCCGAGCCGAAATCCAGCACCGCAATGGCGTCCGTGGTCCCCGTGCCGCTGCCCGTGGTCGTGTTGTAGATCAGCGCGCCGCGCGCCGTGATCGTCGCCGATGTAAACGTGATGTCTCCGAAGTCACAAAACGCCGTCGTGCCCGATGTCGTCGGGGTAACGGATGTCAGCGTGCCGCCGCCAGCGCTATAGCTGCCGGAGTCGGACACCTCGTTGGAGGCGGTGTAATCCGTGGTCGACGCATCAAACGACGCGTTGTTGTCGTACAGCGCGATCTTGAACGTGTCACCGCTGCTGTTCGTGAAATTGTGCTGAGCCTGCAGCAGCTGCTGCTTGAAGCTCGTGCAAAGAAAGTTGCCTGAGAACGCCATGATCAGAGTCTCCTTATGAGTTCGGCGAGGTCTGGATGCCCTGCATCTTGGAGGGCATTATACACACTTGTGCGGTCGCTGCGAACCGCCTGTTTCAGATACTCCGCAACCAGCTTTTCGACCGAGTCCTTGAAGGCCACGGCCTGATCGCGAATTGCAGGAGGCGCCGTATCAGAGACTGATACAATGCGTTCGGCGGCCTGCGCCGCCAGTTCCTCGGGGGTGAACCCGCGCCCGGATGTCGTGCGAACGCCAACAACCGGAACATCGCGAGGGAGATCCATGAATCCTGTGCTCATTGCTTGGGCCTCAATACCTTGCCGCGACGATACTCGTCGGTTACTTCCTTGGCCTCGCCCAGCTGTTTGAGGCCGGCGATCGACTCCTGCAAGCGGCCACTATACGTCTGCATGACGTCAGGCTCGCCCTTGATAAAGATGTTGGCCTCGAGCAGCGAACCGTAGAGCAACGCCATCTCGCCGTTTTCGCTCAGCCAGGTCGTGCCGCTGTCGCCAACCTCGGTCAGGCTCTGCGGCCGATAGAAGTAGTGCAGCTCGGCGGTGTACTCCAGATCCGGCGTCGGAGCCAGCAGGAAGTTGGTGACATCAAACTGAGCAAAGTATCGCGGTGCCCCTGTGGTCGTGGGGTCCGGGTTGTACTCCTGCACAAAGCTCGGATCTTTGAACTCGACGAAGAACTTGTCGCCGTCAGCTCCGGTGAGGGACAGTGAGAACGGGGCCAAGAAATCAGCCGGGCAACGGAGATATTGCTGGTTCGCAATAGCTGTCGCCGTCGCATTCCTGCGAAACAGGCTGAGCTGCACCTGCTTGACGATGCGCTCCTCGGCCATGCGGATAAACAACGGAATGTTGTTGACGAAAGTCGTCTCGTCATATTCCACGTAGTCCTGAATGGCCTGCTTTAGCTGCCCGTATGTGAAGCTCATGTCGTCACCACCGTAACTGTTCCAGCTTTCCCTACCATACGCGGGCGATCAAGGCGAGGCGCTTCCACCGTGGGCACACCAACGTACACTTTCAGCGGCTCAGTGCGATCGGGGCGCGGGTTGCGCAGTGCCTGCGGATCTGGGCCGGGCTTGGGCGGAAAGAGCTGCGGGTGCTTGGGTTCGTATTCGTCGGGGCCGACCAGCGCGCCGGTCCACTCCCGCTTCATGTCCTTCAGCCGATACCGAAACCCGGACCTGTCCGAGATCCCGAATGCGTTTTTGTCAGAGGCAAAAGCCATGTCAGTAGCTCCGCATGTACCGACCGTCGGGAACCAGCATCAGGCTCACGCGATCCTCGTCCTCTTCCGCCGCGCGCTGGAACTCTTCCTCGTACAGCATCTTGAGCATCTGCACGCGCTCCGGGGCGCGCTTGACCGCCAGATAGTAGGCCAGCCCGGCCACCATGCACGGGTAGAACCGGAAGGGCACCTGCGTCGTGTTGGTCAGCGCATTGGCGTCCTCGATCCGGCGGACGTAATAGTAGACCAGCTGGTCCGTCGAGTTCTCCGGCGTCTGCCAGAGATTGATCACCGGCTCGATGCTGCGGTCGAAATAGAACTGCGACGGGCGGCCTTGGGTGGTCTTGTTCGGGAAGTCGAGATAGTCGCCGCGGCTGATCCGCTCCATCTCGATGTCCGTGCCGTCCCGGCGCAGCGCCATCTCCAGAATGTCGACGACGTCCGCGCCGAGCGTCTCCTGCGCCTGACCTTGGGTCAGGGTCAAGACCTCTTGCTCCACGGTCCAGAGGTTCAGGCCGCGATTCGCCCAGTCGGCGAACATCAGGTTCAGAGACCGACGAGCCGTCCTGGCGTCGTAGCCCGTGCGGACCTCCAGCCCACACCGCTCGTACGCCTCCTCGATGATCTCGGCGACGTCGATGTTGAAGTCTCTGGTCCCTGACGTGGTCATTGGTTACACCATTTTCGTGTCGCGAACGCCGCGGTTGCCCATAACGCAGCCGCCGTTCTTGAATTTCTTGACCAACGCCCGCTCGAGCTCGCCTTCGTCATTGCGGAGCTCTGGGCCTTTACGACGCGGCGGCATGGGCGGCCCCTGCCGTTTTTTCTCGCGCTCGTTGCGCTCCATCTCTCGACGAACCATACCCTTGCGGGGTTGACGGTCCTCGGGGCTTTGCCGAGCCATTACTTCTTGCCTTTGACCGCGCCGCCGCGCATCATCTTGACCTTGCCGCCGCGCATCATCTTCTTCGTCTTCGGCTTGGCGGTTTTGGTGGTTGCGGTTTTGTTGCCGCGCATCATTTTACCGGGCATGTTGATCTCTCCTTCTCCGACGTTCAGCGACCAGTCGTTCATAGTCGCAAGGGGTATATTGCCTATAGTAGCCGAGTTTCTCCAGCTTTGCAGCAGAATTGTCCAGCTCCGTCAGCCGTTGCACAAAGATAACAGCCGCTTCGCTCAAATGCGAGAGGGCCCAGCAATCAATGCCTGCGGCCGTGAAGAAGTCGTTCAGCGCATCCGCCGCAGATTCCAGTTCGTCGTAGCCTCCGTCGAAAGTCTCGTCGACCACCACGACGACGTCCAACTCGTCGCTCAGCTCGGTGCTTGCAGCTAGGACCTGGGGCCAGAGGTGGCCGTCGGTTTCGACCACGCGCACCCGCCCTTGGTCATAGGCGGGCTTGGCAAACGGACAAAGGGGCAGACCTGTCTCTGCGTCCACCTCGGCGAGATCGTTGATCCACTGCTCGATCAAAAGACCCTCACCATCCCGCCGTTGGCCTTCTTGACCTTGGCCTTCTTGGTGTTCGGCACCACGGTCTTGCCCTTGGCACCAGCCTTCTTTTTCTTGCGGGCGGTCGATTTGCGCTCCGCTTTGCTCAGCGATTGGGCCTTGCTTCTGGGCAGGCAGCGATCAGGGTTCTTCTTGTCCTTGGACGTCCCGCACTCGCCGGCGATGTTGCCGCTGGAGTCAATCCGAACCCAGTTCTGGTCGCGCCATTTCTTCAGCTCGCCCATCAGAAAACCCTCACAAGTCCGCCGTTGGCTTTCTTGTTGGTCTTCTTGCCCTTCGCCTTCTTGGCGTAGTTCGGGTCCTTGCAGTATTTGCTGGCCGCCATGTTGGCGTAGGCGCTTGGGTAGGTATCGAAAGTCCGCTTGGCCCAAGCTTTGCCTTTGGGACAGATCTTGGCCATTAGTCCTGGCCCTTCATCGCCATCTGCTTGCGGGGGCTGCACTGCATCTGGTCGACCTTGCCGCCCTTGGCATAGCCGCGCTTGTTGCTGCCAGACTTCACCTTGCCGCCGGCCATGTAGCCCTTGGGTTTCTTCTTCATGGGAACCTCCGTTATCTGCTTGTCCATCATAGCACGGTTCATGAATCTCGGTCCTTCAGCAATGAGAAGTTCTTCAAGATCATCTTAATGTCAGTTCGCATCTCTGCCAACATCTTGTTGGTCTCGTCCCTCGCAGCTTGGGCCTGCTCGAGATCTTCCTTGCGCTGCTGCCAGAGCCGTTTGATCTCGCGCTCGTTGCCCAACGCCTTGGCCTCCAGCCGCACAAGCCAGACGATCGCCGCGACGAAGGCACCTCCGACAGCCAAGATCTCTTTCATGTAGTCCATGTCATTCACCCCACACTTTTCGAACCCTTGCAGCCCCACGCCTTGCGGCGAACCTTGACCTTGGGAGTGCGTTTCTGAGATACGGTGCGGGCACAGTAGGCATCACCGCGCTTGGTGCCGGGCGACGAAACACGGCGGCGGGTCTTACCGCTGCTGTCCTTGTACGTCGTGCCATCGGCGTATTTCTTTGAGGCTGGCTTCTTGGCTTTGGTTCTGGCCATTATAGAGACCCCGGATTTTGAATGAGAATCAGGTCAAACGCTGCAGTCACCAGAGAGTTGTTCGTGCGAACGGAAGCGCGAACATCCAGATCAGACTTTGCAGGGACAGCGAACGGGCAGGTAAAGGCATAGTGGTACTCGGAGCTTGCGACCTCGAACCTATGACCAATGATAAAGCGGTCACCGGGCACCCGGTAGAAAAAGGTTCCCGTGGCGTCGCCGCCGTTTTGAATGGTCATCACACCCTGTGTCAGGTAAGCAGTGTACCCAGCAGGAACGGTGTAGATCCCCATAAGGGTGTTGCCGACCCCGGCCAGAATCCGGGCCACTGTCGTGCCGCCCTTTGTGATGGTGACGTTGCCGACATTATCGGACGTGCCGTTCATTCGAGCCGAGTGGATTCGAATGAAGGACTTGGCGGTAACATTGCCCGAAGCGGCTGCCAAAACAACCTCGTCGACGATCTCGTTATAGTCCGCATCCAAGCCGTAGATTATGACCTTTTTGTCCGCATCAGATGCGCTGGCGCGCGCAACAGACAAGGTTCCTGCATCAGCAAACGCGGACCACGGATAGTTGGTGTCGTTTATGTCCCAGATTGTACCCGTCTCGTTTTGAGACATTGCAGGGACTTCACCAAGAACGTGGCGAAAGTGGTGGCCCGGAATCTGACCCCGAGCCACCTGAAGCTCAAATGGCTCCGATGTTCCGACCTGCGATATGGAGCGGATTTCATGAGCCATCAAACAAACCCTTACGCGTGAAAGGCGGTCATGTTTGTAAAGATGGTTGTGCCTGCTGTGT